GATTGCGCGAGACGAGCTGCGCGAACGCCTTGGCGAGGTCGCCCGCGCCCTTCAACAGCGGCCCACCGATCGCGTACTTGAGCCCGCGGAAGGAATCCTCGAGGTCGTTGTTGGCCGCCTTGTATTCCTTCGCCGCCTGGATCGTCTCGGTGTCGAGCACCAGCCCGAATTCCCGCGCCTCCTCGCGCATGGCTTCGATGCCGTGCGCGCCCTTGTTCAGGAACGGGAGCAGCTCCGCGCCGCCGCGTCCGAAGGCACGCTGGGCAAGCGCGGTCTTCTGGATCCCGTCGGGCATGGTGGCGAACTTGTCGGCGACCTCCTGCAGGAGTACGTCGGTTGCTTTGAGTTTGCCATCCGCCTGATAGAACGAGACCCCCAGCGCTGAGAACGTGTCCTGCGCTTCCTGGGATCCGGTCGACGCCGCATAGGTCGCGCGCGCGAGACGGATCAGCCCAGTCTCGAGCGTCTCGGCGCTCAGCCCCGAGTTGTCCGCGGCGGCGCTCAGCTCTTGGATCGCATCGGTCGACATGCCGGTGCGAACCGCCGCCTTGCGCGCGGCGCTGGCGGCGTTGGCGGTCGAGTGGATCAGAGCTTGGATGCCCCCGGCGTAGGCGCCGAGGGCCGCGCCGATTCCGAGCAGGCCGCTCTCGAGCTTGTGGACGATCGCCTCGCCGACGGCAAAGGCGCCCTCGTCGATTTCGAGCCCCAGCTTCGCGGCCAGCTCTTGAATGATCACGGCTTAGCCTCGGTTCTTCTTGGCGTCCGCCTCGGCCTGCCTACGCTTCGCGTCGTTCCAGGCGTCGAGGGCGTCGTTCGCGTCGGCCACATCATCGATCGACCACTTCTCCTGAATCTCCCAGCGCAGCGCGACCCGCTCGACGATCAGCCGTTCGACGGGCCAGACGAGGTGCTCGACTTGCTGAACTTCAACACCGCCGCCTTGCCCTCGGGCGCGCGGGCGGCGAGGTCGGCGAAAAAACTTGAGTAGTTCACCTTCAACGCCTCGAGCACGAGCGCGCCGACGGCGCCGAGGTCTCCGGCGAACTCGGAGGCAAAGACCGACTTGACCTCGGCGAGCTGCCCGCCGACCTCGATCCGCGCGCCGCTCTCGAACAGCAGCTCCGACACGAGGTGCTCCACCTCGTTCTCGTCGAGCCGCGCGAAGAGCGCGGAGATCGCCTCCCCGAGTTGCGCGTCGTCGCCCTTGAAGAGCAGCCCGAGCGACGGGCCGACCACGCGCCCGAGCCGGGTCAACAGCCGCAGGGATCGCATCGCGGGGAGCTGGGAGACCAGCGCCCGGCGCTCGCCCCCGATCATCTTGATTCGCACTTCCTTGGTTTCGCACGCCATGTGGATCGGTTCCTTCTAAGCAAGCGGGCCGGCAAGTTGCGCCGGCCCGCGGGGTTTGACTCAGCTCGTCGCGGGAGCCGGGCGGTTCTAGGTGTTGCCGCCCACGTTCAGGCGCATGTGCGCCACCGCGATCTTCCACTCGCGATCGGAGGTCTCCTTGCCGAAGCTCACCGAGGCGGGCTTGACCAGCCACGCCTCGTCACCCTGGATCAGGGTGCGGCCGCGCAGATCCTTGACGAACACGGGCCCAATGTTGGCGCCCGAAAGCTCATCCTTCGCCAGCTCCGCCGACAGGATGTCGTTGGCCGTCGAGGTCTGCAACACGGTGAAGGTGATCACGCCGCTGTCGTCGGCGCTCTTCACGCGGGCGACCTCGCCGTCGGCGCCGACGACCTTGGAGAAGCTGTCGGAGTCGCGCTCCGCCTGAATGAACGTGCCGTCCGCGAAGCCGCTGAGCTGGTAGCCGTGGAACGACACGAGCACCTGCGCCGGGTCGAAGGTGTGCGTGGGGTTGTTCATGGGAGGTGATTCCTTTCACGCCGAGGGGCCGGCGGTGAAGCCGGCCCCCAGCTCGAGGGTTAGACGGTGATCGTGCCCTTCAACTCGACGGCGTGCACCGCGCCCGCCAGCCGCGCCGAGAAGGTGATCCCGGTGAGCTTGCGCGCGGCGCGGTCGGCAGAGGAGACCTCGAGCGCGTCGGGGACCGTCACCGTGGTCTCGCCGGGGGCGAGGAACTCGCGCCGCTCGAACTTCTGCAAGCTCGCCCGGGTCTGCCCCTCGACCGTCGCGATCCCGCGGTTGGTGAAGGGGGTCTTCCCGCCGCGCGCGGCGTTGACGAGCGCGGTGTAGACGTTGGCCTGCATGTCCGACTCGAGCGCGTCGCGCCCGCGGATCACGTCGAGGAACTCGCCGGCCGCCGTCACGCCCTCGAACGTGATCGCGATCCCCCCGTAGTCGGCGAAGCCGTTGCCGTTCTTCGCCTTGAGGTTGGCGATGTGCGTCGCCGAGAGCTTGTCGGCCGACACGCCCGCGAGCTGCGCGAACTTCCAGTCTTCGGTGCCGGCGTCGAGCGGCAGGCGGGAGCCGAGCCACGCAGCGTCGGCGAACTCGCCGGGGTCGTTGTGGAAGATGATCCCCGTCCGGAACTCGTTGTTGGTCTTGAGCGTGGCGGCGATGTCGGTCGCGCCCGCGAGAACGGTGGTGATGATCGCCGTCTCGCTCGACGCCTGCACGCCGATCCGCTTGTTCGTCTCGATCCACGCGGCGGCGGCGGTGATCTCCGCCTTGCCGCAGGTGGTGAGCATGACCCCATAGAAGTCGGGGTCGGCCGCCTTGATCGCGTCGAGGTCGGCGGAGAGCCCCGGGTCCGCGTGCGGCCACTCCACCTTCAGCCCGGCGTGCCCGGCGGTGGCGGGGTCGTCGTCGACCTCGAGCCGGAACCAATCCCCGGCGTTGGCCGCGGTGGCGGTGAGGTAGGTGGTCGCGTCGACCACCGCCGGCACGCCGCCGAGGTACTTCCACACGACGGTCCCGTCGGTGATACTGCCCGCCTGCGTAGTCGGGCCGCCCGCGCCCGCCGAGGTGCCGGCGGTGGTGCACTGGTACTTGCGGCCGCTGTTCGACACCTTGTCGCCGACGGCGTAGGCGGTCGACTTGACCCAGGCGGCCGGCGCGAGCGCGTCGATCGCGCTCTTGAGCCCGGCGGTGATCTCGGCGACAGCCGCCGTCGCGTCGGAGGTGAACTCCGCCGCCACCCCGTCGAGGTTGACGCGGTAGAGCTTGGAGTTGATCGCCGTCGGGGTCAGCTTGGCCTGCGGGGTCGGCAGGCTCGCCCGCCGGCCGATCTTGAAGTTCGACGGGCGGGGGTTCTGCGCGACGAGCTTGGACGCGGCGAGGTACTCCGGATCCGTGGCGAGGAAGCCGTCGGTCAGCATGTCGGCGGGGTCGCTGTAGCTGCGCACGACCTCGGCGAAGCGGGAGTGCGCGCCGACGATCAGGGGCACGCCGAAGCCGGCGCGCTTGGCGGCGGCGGTCTGCGTGGTGATCTGGATCGACACGATGTCGGCGAGGCTTCCCATGTGTGCGGCTCCTTACTCGAGCTTGACGGCGAACGTGGTCCCCGTCACCTCGTCAACGGTCGGCGTCAACTCCACCGACCCGATATAGGTAGCGGTCTCCTGCCCGCCGTCAGCGAACCTCATGCGGATGTCGAGCGAGGCTCTGCCCTCGAACCTAGTTTCTACCAGAGCCGTCAGATTTTGGATAGATCCGCGGTCGATCACGACGAGCCCCGCGGAGGCGAGCGCGTCGCGCGCGGTCTCGGTCTCCAAGTAGCTGTGGATCTTGGAGAGCAGCGCAGGGGCGGCGCTGTTGCCGCGCACCTCGGCGGTGAAGACCTGCACGCGCAGCATGAACTCGGCCGGTGTGGTGTAGTCGATCAGCAGCTCAGTTCCGACGACGGGATCCGCGTGGTGAAGGTACGTGCTCACCCCGTCGCCGAGCGATAGCAGGCCGCTCGGGGTGACATCGAGAGCGTAAGCACGTCCCGCGGAATCCGTTCCCGACAGGTGTAGCGCCTCCCCGTCGGCGACTTGGTAGTAATTCCCCTCAACACCGTTGACGATCGGGTGCAGCATGAAGTGAACAGCGTCCCACGCGAGAGCCGTCACCACCAAGCTAGTCAGGCTCCCGGAGTAGCCGGAGACGACCAGCGACGCGCCGCCCGGACCGTCCGACAGGCGCATGGCTCCGGCGATCTGCGTCGGCGTCCCCGCGGCTCCGCTGGGGTTGACTCCGGAAACGACCTCCGGCGTGAAGCTCAAACACTCCTCGGCGTCGCGGAAGAGCGACACGTAGGGCAGCGCGGGACGCGGGGCGCCCTGACCCTCCCAGAGGATCTTCCCCGCGCCGATGTTCGCCGCGGCGGCGAGCACCTGCGCGATCTTGTTCTCCGCCGCTGCCCAATCGAAGAGCGCCATCGTCTCGCCTCACCGGCAGCTTGCCGGCATCGAATAGCCCAGGCCGCGCCGGCCGGTGATCCCCGCCGCCTCGGAGCAGAGCTTGCGGACGCAGCCCGCGCCGCTCCAGGTGCCGGCGCCCAGCGTGGTGTCGTAGGGCGCTGGGCCGGCGTCGACGCCCACGCCCGGAGACCAGGAGCAGGCGCCGCCGTCCGTGCGGTTGCGGCAGGCGCACGGGTAGAGCTGCTGCGCGGCGGCTGGGAAGGAGCCCTCGGGCCAGCGGCGGATGATGGGGCCGCCGTCCGGCCTGGCGTAGGGCCCGAACGTGAAGCCCAGGTCCACCGCCGTGCCCGGCAGGCGCCGGAGCTGCTCGATGGTCTCGGTGCTTGCGGCGGCGGGCGCGGGGCCGCAGACCTGGATCAACTCCTCATGGCTGGCAGCGGCGTCGGCCACGGGGTCGGCGAACTCTACCGTGACGATTCCCGCCGCGCACTGGCCGGCGGTGAGCGACGCTGCGCGCCAGGCCGGCAGGATGCTGGCGGCGATGCGCGCCTTGCGGAGCAGGTCCTCGGCGTCGTCGGGCGGCAGGCAGTCGCCGACCCCGGCGTCCGACGCGGTCCCATCGGCGAGCGTCGGAATGGGGACGCCGAGCGCGGAATAGAACGAGGCCGGCCCGATGCTGGGCAGCCCGCAGACGCGCGCGGCCTGCGCGGGGTCGGCGGTCGGCGCGCCGCTGCTGTTGACCAGGTACAGGCCGACTCCGGCGCCGGCGAGCAGCAGGAGAGCGGCGTAGCGCGAGGGGGTCATGGGCACCTCGCGAAGTTCGCTCCGCTTTTGCAGAGGCGGATGCGGGAGATGTACCCGTTGAACGACAGGTCACCGCCGCTGCGGGAGCCGATGTAGATGGGGGTTCTAAACTGGCTGGCTGCCCCTGCGTTGCCGGAAATCAGCGCCATGTCTCCGAATGCGGCGCCATCGGCGGCGGCGGTTCTGGTCCCCGCGTTGCTGCAAATGGTGACGGTGTGCGTGGACCCGTCTGCCCAGGCGTTGACGGTAGCGGCCGTCTCGTATTGGTTGAAGTTCCCGGTGCCCGGCTCGTACTCCCGGATCGTCAGGTTGTCGGAGGTGTTTCCGAACAGCGATCCCCAAATGCTGCTGTCTCCAGAGACGCCGAAGGACCAGAACAGGCGGGCTACCCCGGTCTGCCACTTCGCCTGCGTCCCCACGGTCGTCACGCACCATGAGGTCGGCGCTCCGGTGAGCGGCTGGTCGAAGCTGGCGATGAGGGCGGGCTGGTCAACCTGCGACCCGGCACTCTCGACGTATGGGCTCGGAACCTTTTCGGCTACAGCCTTGGTGTTTGCCAGCAGGAGGTAGTGCGTCCCGTTGGAGGCCCAGGCGACGCCAAATCGGGCGTGTGCCTCGGTGTCGGCGATGTTGAGCGTGCAGTAGTTGGTCACGCTGTTGATCGGCACGCGCGACAGCCACCACCGGCACCACCCGTTCCCAAGGTTCTCCACTTCGACCGCCGTGTCGGTCACTCCCTTGGTGCAGGTCGAAAAATCCACCGAACCGAAGCCGACCCCGCTGTTGTCCATGACCCCGAGCCAACTAATGTTTCCCGCCTTGCCGTAGCCGGAGCAGGTGTAGTTGGTTCCGTTCGTCATGGTGTAACCCTGGTAGATGCGGTGCTCTCCGTTGCTGTTGGTCGTCTGGAGGGTCCACGCGGAGTTCGCCACGCCATCCGGGCCGGTGGCGTTCTTGAGCGGCGTCGCGAGATTGTTCGTCGTCCACGACGAGGTGAACGTGTTGGAGTTCAAGAGAAGCTGCCGGTTCGCCCCAAACCTCTGCACTCCCTTGTTCGTCACGCAGAGGGTGTTGGCGGGGACGTAGAACAGCGGCCCGCCCGCGACCTGACACGCTTCGCTCGCGGCGCGGCTGACGCTCAGCGCGGAGGGGCCGTAGCCGCCCGCGTTGAGCCCGAAGAACTGCGCGGCGATGGCGTCGAACTGCGCCGAGCTAGGAGACCCGCTCCAAGCGAGCACTTCCATGATGGCGCCAGCATTGAACGAGCCGATCAGCGAATGCGTCCCGATATACATGGGGGCGGTGGTCGCAGCGGTAGGCGTGTGCGCGCCGCCGGTCGTCGCCGCGTTCACGTTGACCTTGGAGATCCCCGTCCCTCCGTTTCGACCGAAGCAGACGAGGTTGACGCCACCCTGCACCAGCGAGCCACTCAAGCTCTGATCGTGGTAGCCACCGGCATCCGCCCACCGCAGGCGGTGGTCCGACAGGGTGTTGATCATGTAACCCCAGCCCGAGTTGGCGGTCATGTTGCCAACTGGGGCCGCGAGCACGGTGGGCGTGCCGACCATGACAAGGCACAGGCCGAAGTCCCCGGCGAAGTCGAGGGGGTCGTTGCCGTTGCCGCTGGGGTCGAGCTTGAAGAAGTTGGACCCGTTGAATCCCGAGAACCCGCTGCGGCTCGCCGCCGAGAATCCGTTCGGGTAGAGGACTCCCTGTGCCGCGTTCTTCGCGACGGTGCCGCCCTCGATCCAGGTGTTGCCTTTGGTGTCCACCAGGGCGCTGCCGTTGCTGTAAACGTGGGCGACCGTCCCGGCGGGTTCCTGCAACACCGGGCCCGAGTAGTTGAAGCTCCACGCCGACAGCGACGCGGGCACACTCCCAGCGGTTCGGGCGGTGGTTCGCGTGGTGGTCGACTTGTAAGGCAACCCGGCGCTCAGCGTCAGGGCAGCCAGTAGCGCAGCAACATGCATGGGCTCAACCTCACTTCGGGCGCATAAGCTTGAACTGAACGCAGGTGGTGCCGGAGCCTTCGCCCGCGATGTAGTAGACCGCCGCGTCGCTGGGGCCGCCGTCGATCCCGCCGTCGCTCGGAACCGGAGTTGCCCCCTCGGCGCTCCACGGTTCTCCTTGGTGGTCCCCGAACCGGATCACCGTGCTCGGAGTGGCGATAGATCCCTGGGTGCAGCTCGTCACCGGGCCGGAGAGGTTGAGGCATCCGCTGCCGGTGGTGAACATGCGGTAGGGGAGCGAGGGGTCGATGGCGACGGTCCCGCCGTCGAGACCCGCCGCGCACGCGCTCGGCCCGATCCCCGTGATCACGACATCGGTGGGGCGCACGGGTGCGGTCACGCCGGAGGGGTCGACGAGCGGAACCCCCGAGGCGTTTCCCTGCAACGGCTGCACGCTGCCGTCGGGAGCCTGAACCCCCATGAGAAACGGATTGGTGACGACGCCCGACCCCTTGGGCTGCGCACCCTGAACCGGCGTGCTGTCGTTGTAGTTGACGGCGAGCGCGACGCCGCCCGTCAGTGCTGTCAGAAGAGCCAGGATCGCGATCCGGCCCCCGAGCGAAAGCTTGTTCATGTGAGATCCTTTCCTCTGTCAAGAGCGCAACGATCCTACCACGGGATCGCCTCTACTGCTGAGCCTTCAACCCCACCGCGCGCCAGTAGCCGCCGAGCAGGCCCCACGGCTCGACGCCTTGCAGCTCGTACCGCTCCCCGTCGCCGATCGTCACCACATCGCGGTGCCGCAGCTCGAGCGGCGCGAACACGACGCACGAGCGGCGCACGCGGTCGCCCTCCGGCAAGTGGGCGAGGTCGGAGAACCCCGCCGGGCGCTGCACGTGCGCCGCAGTCGAGAGGGTCGACGACGCGCCGAAGGTCGCCGTGCCGTTCGTGTCGAAGGTCGCCGCGCCCGGGCGCGTGATCGTGATCGTCTCGGTGGCGAAGCGCGAGATCACCCCGACCAATCCCTGGAGCCTCATGTGGGATCCTTTCCGACGCCGCGAAGTTCCCAGGTGATCGAGTTCACCATGCGGCCGGTGTCCACCAGCGTTCGAGGCTCGGCGACCTTGACCTGCCGCGGGTCGTCGCCTCGCTTGAGCGCCTTACGCTGGCGCCGCGCCAGCTCCGCCTTCCCGCGCTCGAGCTTGCGTGCGAGGGTGGCGGGCGCATTGGGCGGGGGGATGGTCGGACCCTGCGTCACGTAGGCCTTCATGTCCGCCGCCATTTGCGCGCCGATCAGCTCGAGCAGGCGCAGGTACTCCTGCGCGCCCTCGAACCCGCGCGCGACGCCGGCAATGATCCCCCGGCGCACGGCGACCGTCAGCATGGCGCGGTAGCGCTCCCGGTTCTTTGCGAACGACGCGAGGATGAACGGGCGCGCGGGGATGCCCTTCGCCGGGGCGCCGAACTCGTGAATCAGCGCGAGCTTGACGTTCGTGAGCGGCTCGCCGCCTTCCTCACCTCGCACCGCGGCCGCGCCCTTCCCGACTACGCCCGCGGCAACGCAGGCGTTGCCGACGGTGATCGCGCGCAAAGCCTTCCGCAGCTCGTCGAGCCCGGGCCCCACGTTCGAGACCGAGAAGAGCGGCTTGACGCTCACGGCACGAGACCCCCGATCACGCCCGGCCGCGAGAGGCGCCGCAGCTCGACGAGGTAAACCGTCTCGCCCGGCGCGGCCGCGCGCACGGCGTAGCTCACCGACGGGCCGCCGGAGATCGACTCCGACGCGACGGGGGCGCCCTGAGGCGTCGCGCCCGCGGGCGGGTTGCGCGCGAGGATGTGCGCCGTCATGTAGCAGCCCGCCAGCTTGATCTTGGATCCGAACGCGGCGCGGTTGAGTTGGAGATCCGCCGCCGCCGCGGCGGCGTTGTAGGCGTTGACCGAGACCCCCGACAGCTCCGGGATCTGCAGGTCGAACTCGGCGCGCGTCCACTCGATCGCCATGAAGTGCTCTCCTTACAACGCGGGGCGCCCCCGATTCGAGGGCGCCCCGGAACACGTCGACAGCCGCGCCGCCTAGCTGTTCGCCGGAGCCGGCTCGCCGGTCGCGTTGTCGGTCTCGCTGTCTTCGGGCTTGGTGCCCGGCTCGATCGCCTGCCCGGCGTCGCTCGACACCGCGGCGGCGGCCTTGGTGGCGCGCTCGACGGCGCTGGGGATCTCGCCCTCGGGGAACAGGTTGCGCAGGGCGGTCTCGTGGTCGAGCGGGTGCAGCTTGCCGTCTTCCTCGGTGCCCACGATCTCGAGCCCGCCGATCGCGCCCTTGAACAACAGGTCGCGCAGTTCGGCGCTCTTCACGTACGCCTCGACGACCTCGACGCCGATCAGGTTCGGCCCGGGGATCAGGGTGTGCAGGGTGCCGTTGTGGGGCAGCGTGTGCAGGCGGGACAGGTGGGAAACGATCTTGATCTTCTCGCTGGACATGTGGGGATCCTCTCAGTTCGAGGGCGTCGCGGTTGACCCCTCTGACTCCCGAAGCCCGCCCCCGGCGTGCGGGGAGCGGGCTCGGGCAGGCGCGACCGCGACGTGCGCGCCACTTCCTCACGCCGCGCGTGTCAATCTTCCTCCGCGGGCCAGCCAAACCAAAAGCCCCTGGTCGCATTTTGAACTGTTGCAGGCTGCACAGCAAGGCGCGAGATTCTCAACCCTGTTGCTCCCGCCGTTCGCGAGCGGCTCCACATGATCGACCGTGGTTGCTGGCGCGAGACAGTAGACGCACAGCCCCGCGTGGTCGCGGAACAACTCGACGACCTCGGCTTGCGTGTGCGTACCCTGCGCCCGCATCTTCCTCGCTCTCCGGTTGGCGTTCGACGCCTCGACCGACTCGGGGTGTTGCTTCTGCCACTCCCGCCTGCGTTTGCGTACCTGCTCGGCGTTTCGCTCTCGATAGGCGGCATCGTGCTTGCGCCGCTGCTCGGGGTTCTCTTGCCGCCGTTTCGCTTCCTGCTCACGCAAGTGTTTCCGGTACTCAGGGTGCGTCGCGTAGTACCGCCGCATGTAGGCCGCTAGACATGCGGGGCACCGCTTACCTTTTCGCGGTGCCCCGCATTTCGGACAGATTGACAAAGCGCTTAACGCTCCGTCAAATTCCATCCATGTAGGCGGCGCTCAGCGGGTAGCGGTAGACCACGCCGCCGACCCGCGCGTGGTTCTCCACCACGTACTCCATGCCGCGGCGCTCGGGCGGGAAGCTCTCGAACGCCACCGGCAGGAGCAGCTCGAGGTTCTCGCGCGCGGGGTCGTAGGCCATCGCGCGCGCGACGCCATTCGCGCCCGCGGTGTCGAGGAACAGCGCCCCGCGGACCTCGACGCCCGGCCGGTTCTCCATGAAGAACTGCAACACGGTGATCGGGCTCACCGAGTCGATCTTGACGCGGCTGATGTAGCGCAGCCGGGCGTAGGGCAGGAGGAGCCGCTTGGCGTGCTCGACCTCCTTGGTCAGCGTCGGGATCGAGTCGACGAGGTTGAACAGGTCGGTCAGGATCGACGCGGCGGTCTTGCCCGACCAGAGGGTGTTGGGGCTGGCGGTGCCGTCGGTGCCGGCGGAGACGGTCGGCACGTTGGACTGCCCGAACAGGCCGACGATCCCGTGCTCGGTGTCGCCGAGCAGCGCGACCCGGTTGATCTTCTCGTTGATGCCGCGGCGGGCGACGACCGCGCGCATGTTCTCGAGCGGCACGTTGGCCTGCGAGGCGGCGCGGATCTCCTGCACGTTGTAGCCGTAGGAGTTGCGCACGCCGCGCACGCGCGCGGTGTACTCCTTGCCGCTCACGTCGGCGCGCGGGGAGCCGGTGGCGTAGTTGCTGGTCATTTTCGCCACCGCCACGCCGTCGAACTGGCGGTAGGTGTAGGTCTCGGCGCCCGGGTGCAGCGTCTTGACGGGCACCAGCTCGAACGCCTCGAGCTTGGCGTACTTCACATCGTAGAGCTGCGCGTCGATCTCCTCGAGCTGGCGCGCGAAGAAGACGGTGTTCGCGGCGTCGAGGTACTGATCGCCGCGCGCGTCGAGCCGGTACTTCTGGCACAGAGCGCCCGCGTCCTGATGCATCTTGGGATCCATGTTGGCCTGCCTTTCGGATTTGGAGAGGTGAACTCCCGCGGGCGTCGTTGCCCTTCTGACTCCAAAGGCCCGCCCCTTGCGAGGGCGAGCCGTCGGAGCAAATCAGCTCCCGCGGACTAGGGGAGGTTCAGCTCCACCTTGGCGAGCTTGCTCGCCGCGGTGCCGCTGACGCGCCACTTGGCGCCGGTCACGGCGACCGCGCTCGCGCGGGTCGAGGCGTCGCACACGCCGAGGTACTTCCACACGGCGGTGCCGTCGGTGATCGCCGCGCCGGTCGGGGCGCCCACGATGCCCGAGGGATCGGCGGCGTCTTCCGAGGTGCCCGCGGTGATGCACTGGTAGACCTTGCCGTTGTAGCTGCGGCGATCCAGCTTGCTGTAGGCGGTCTTCCGCACCCACGCCGTGTGGGCGTCGATGTCGTTGCGGAAGGTGCCCGGGGCGTCCATGCTGCCGTCGGTGGCGGTGCCGGGGCCGATGCGCACGAACACGCCGTCGGTCGGCGCGGTGATGTCGACCTCGGGCGCCACGTAGGCGCCGCCCTTGGTGAGCACGTCGAACATGTCGTCGTCGCGCACCCCGTCGGTGCCGGTGGTGTCGATCGGGCCGGCGGCGCGCGCGGCGCTGCGCACGGCGATCCCGATCAGGGTGTCGGTCATGGCGGTTCCGGGGAGCCGCGCGGCGATGTCGCTGCCGCCCGTGTCCGCCTTGGCGCTGGCGACCATGCGACCGAACGGCAGATCGGCGCCGCTGTTGTTGCGCATCGCGAGGATGCGCTTGTCGAGGTCGCTGTCGGCGAGGTCGCCCGCGTACCCCGCGACGTGCTCCTGCAGATAGCTGAGCTGGGACATGTGTTGCCTGCCTTTCGGATTTGGAGAGGTGAACTCCCGCGGGCGTCGTTGCCCTTCTGACTCCAAAGGCCCGCCCCTTGCGAGGGCGAGCCGTCGGAGCAATCTCTCGGGGCCGCGCTACTTCTTGCCGCCCTCGCACGCCTTCTCGGCGGCCGCCTGGAACGCGGCGCGGCGGTCGACGATCTGCCCGTCGGCGGGGCCGGCGTCGACGCGCACGACCGCGGGGGCGCGGGCGGTGCGGAACTTCAAGGCGGCGTCGAAGGTCGCCGACACCGCGTCGTCGCTCTTGCCGTCCGCCTTGAACTCGGGGTCGAGCTTGGCGATCACCGCGAGGCGCAGCCCGCGGTCGTCGAGCCCATCGGTCTTGAACTCCGACCCGAGCACCTCGCGCGACTTGCTGAGCAGCTCGACGCGGGAAGCGACGGCCGCCTCGAAGCGCTTGGGGTCGGCGGCGTCGGCGCGGGCCTTCTCGGTCTCGGCGAGCTTGCGCTCGGCGGCGTCGGCGCGGGCGGTCGCCTTCTCGGCGTCGGTCTTGAGCGTGGCGATCTCGGCGGTGCTCGCCTTCTGCGCCTTCTCGAACGCCTGCGCGGCCGGCTCGCTCACCTCGAACTCGATCCCGTCGATCACGAACTTTCGCATGTTCTTCCCTTCCTTCTGCGCCGCGTCGGCGGCGGTCTCGTTGTCCACCTGCACGGCGTCGGCGCCGTCGAGTCGAACGCGACAGCTCGGGCCGCCGCGGGCCGCGTCGACGATCGCCACGTGGTCGCCGCGGATGTTGCGCTGGATCGCGTCGTAGCGCTGGCCGCGCCACACGCCGGGGGTCTCTTCGCAGTCGGCCGAGTAGCCGCACGAGACGAACACCTTCCCCGCGTCCATGCGCTTGATCGTGTCGGGGTCGGTGATCAGGAGATTGCCGACCACGTGGTCGCCGTCCTGCCGAATGTTCTCGCCGACGGCGCCCACCTGCACGCGCTTGAGGTTCGCCAGCGTCACGTGCCCTTCGCGCGGGTGCCCCTTGCCCAACCCGCCGAGATCCTCGGTCACGGGCACAAGACCGAAGCTCGAGAGGGAGTCCTCTTTGAAGACTTCCTCGGGCGGCCGTAGCTCGAACCGGGTCGTGCCGTCGGCGCGCTGGTAGGCAAAGACGCCGATCCGCGTCAGGGTCGCGGGCGCGGTAAGCGTCCCGTTCTCCCGCCGCACCGCCTTGCCGAAGCTGGCGGCGTCGTATCGTCGTACCGTTGCCATTGCCCAAAATCCTACATGTAGGGCGGGCAACCGTGCAAGCCCCTGAGATCCTTAACAGTTTTTGGGATTCTCGCTTTCCTGTTTCTAGACACTTGACAAGCGCCTAGCAGGTTGTTAGAGTAGCGCCATGATGAACAACGCGAACACGGGAGCGGCAATGCGATTCCTCGGGACCGACGACAGCGTGACGGTGTGTGATTGCTGCGGCAAGATCGACCTCAAGTCGACGGTTGCGATTGAGACGGCGGCCGGCAACGTGGTGCACTACGGCGTCGTCTGTGCCGCCCGCGCCCTCAAGACCAGCGCCAAGATCGTGAAGAGCGAGACCAAGATCGCCGACGACGCCAAGCGCGCGGCCGCGGAAGCGGCTCGCCGCGCCGCCTACGAGAAGCACGACGCCGAATGGCAGGCGTTCCTCGACGCGCGGGCACCCCGCTCGGCCGTCCCCGCCGACTTCGACGGCAAGCCCAACCGCCTCGCGCAGATCAACTACCTCGGCGGGTTCGCCGCCGCCCGCGCCGCCTTCAAGGCGACGCGGTAGCTTGAAGGGAGAACCGACCCCATGATGAACTACGCAGCCGCCTACGCTCTCAAGCGCGACCCGCGAACCCGCTACATTCTCGCCGTGATTACTGACCCTGAAATCGGCGTGCTGCGCGTGCTCGGTGAGCACTCGACCAAGGCAAGCGCTTTGGCGCACCAAACCGCCCTCGAAAAGTTCGAGCATTGGCGGGATCTCAAGCCCCAGGTCTACGCGGTCGACGACCTGCGGATCTGCTACGTGGTCGACGGCGCGAAGGCGATCGTAGACTAGGAGGCACCATGCGCCCCGCGTTGCTCCTGCTCGCCCTCGTCGCCTGCCGCGCCCCCGACCTCGTAACGGGGCACGGCGTGGCGGTCTATGGCCCCGGCAACCTGCACGCCGACGAGCTGGCGGAGCTGGAAGAGCTGACCCTGCGCACCGCCGCGGGCGCGTGGGGCGTGCCCCTCGAGCGCCTCGCCGAGTGCCTGCCCCGGCTCGCCGTCACCGTGCACCCCGCGCGCGTGCTCCCCTGCCCCGCCGGCTCGCCCGAGCGCTTCGCCTGCTACGGGCTGCACCACGGGCGCGGCGAGGTCGAGCTGGCGACCCGGCGCTGTGCCTATCACTCCGCCTTCGCGCATGAGCTGGCGCACCACCTGCTCGAATGCGCCGGGCGGCCCGACCTCGACCACAGCGATCCGATCTGGCCGCTCGTGATCGCCAACGACAAGTGGATCACCGAGCACGGCGCGCACCGCGACCGTTGCCACCGCCCTGAGGTCGCCCCGTGAAGCCCTTCGACTGCCGCACCTGCGGCGCCTGTTGCTGCACCGAAGTCCGCCTCGAGGATGGCGACGAGATCCCACGCGAGCACATCGGGCCCCGGCTCACCATGAAGAACAGCCCCACCCCACCGGCGGAGACGAACTACCGCTGCATCGCCCTGCGCGGGATGATCGGCGAGCAGGTGCGGTGCTCGATCTACGAACGGCGCCCGGCAATCTGCCGGCGCGTGCACGAGGGCAGCGTCATGTGCCTAGCGGCTCGAGCGCTCTTCAACCTGCCGGGCGGGGAGCTGGCGCCGGTCGTTGTCAACGACGCGATTACCAAGCTCCTGCACGTCAAGAAGGCTCGCTGAGAGCCTCTCCGAAAATCTCGGTGAGGTCGGGCTCCGCGTAGCACCGGCACTGGATCGGTGTGCCCGGGTGCCCGTCGTCGGGCGTCTCCTCCGGCGGATCGTTCCAGTCGAAGTGCTGCCCGTCGCGATCCTCGTGCAGCTCGCGCACGCGGTTGTCGTGCACGGTGCGCCACACGTAGCCGGTAACGCCCAACTCGGTCTGCCGCTTTTCGTTGAGCTGCCCGAACAGCTTCCCCACTTGGTCGCGGGCGATCAGGTTCGCGCGCGACTCGGCGACGCCCATCCGCTCCTCGAGCATGTCGGCGAGGTTCTCCCAGCGCTCGCCGCTGTGCAGCCCGTCGACCAGCCGGCGTTCGATGTCGGCGAAGAACGTCTGGGGGACCGTCTTGATCAGGGCGACGTTTTGGGAAGTCCACCGCGAGACCTCGGCCTGCAGCCAAGGCTCGGAGGCGAGCACGTCGATCCCGATCTGGTCTCGCATGACGCCGATCAGTTGCTCGCGCGAGTAGCGCGCGGTGTCCTGCGCGAAGGGCTGCACGACCTGCGCGAAGCGGCGCGCGGTCCACTTCTCGGCGAGCTGATCGGCGAGCTGCTCGAGCGTGTCGTGCAGGTCGCCGTCGTCGAACTCCCCGGCATCCTGCCGCAGCGCCGAGACGTTGGCGGCGAGGGTCTGCAACCTGGGGATCAGCCTGTTGCGGATCAGCTCGCGCAGGTCGTGCAGGAACCCGGAGCGCAGCGCGGCGAAGTAGCGCAGCCGGATCGCGTCGGGCGGCAACATGCGCCGGGGGCGGCGCCGCGGGGCGCGCCTCAGGCCGCTGTGCCGGATCAGGGCGATCAGGTCTTGACGGGTCACGGCTTCGGCTCACCGCCCACGGGCTTGTCCCCAGCGACCGGCTTGCCGAACGGCGGCGCCTTCCCCGGAGCGCCCGGGGGCGGGGGCGCGCCGGCCGCCCTCGCCTTCGCCAGCTCGAGCGGGTCGGGCGGCGCAGGCGGCTCCTTCACCTCGATCGGGGTCACGAGCTTGCGCGCCTTCTCCGCATCGATCTGCGCGGGGAAGCTCACTTGCAGAGCGACGATCGCCGACTCGGGCGGGAGGCTGCCGTCGCGCACCGCGGCGAGGATCGCCACCATGCCGGTGATCTGTGCGCCGTTCAGGGCGAGCGCTTGCAGGTCGGCGCCGCCGGGCGCGGTCGCCGACTCGCCGGGCTTGGCCGGCGCTCCGGTCGCGGGCATTTCCTCGCCCTCCTGCTCGAGCGTCCCCGGCGGCGGGGCGGCCGGCGCCTCGGGAGCGACCGCGCCGCACTTCGGGCACGGCTTGCCCGGCTCGCACGGCACGCCGCAGTCGGGGCACATCCCCGCGCCCTCGGCGGGGTCGGTCGTCTCAAACGCCTCGCGCGTCTCGTGATCGAGCTGCACCTCGACCGAGAACCCGTCGCCCCCGTAGTGCGAGGTGCGCGCTTCCTCAGGCGTGTAGATCCCCTGTGCGATGTTGATCTGGTCGGTCTCGGCGATCGTCTTGCGCAGGGTGGCCTGCTCCTGCTCGTCGAGCTGGCGCAGCGGCCGGAAGTAGATCGACCACGGGCGCCGCCCGCTCTTCTTGCCGTTCCTCCCCTCGGTCGGCTCGGTGTAGACCTTGCCACCCGTCGGGCCCTTGGTCGCCGTCATGCCCAGCTCGATCAGCCGCTTGAGCTGAGGCAACATGTCGGAGCGTTGCAGGTCGGCGACGTGATCGCGCCACCGCTCCATGTCGCTCTCGCCCTCATTGCCCAAGCCCTTCGGGCTCTGACCGAGCAGCATGGTGAGAGGCTGATCGGCGGCGGCGCTCAAGAGCTGAAACATGCTGTTGAGCACTTCAGCGGCGCCGGTCAGGGTCGCCACCTCGCGCTTGAACTCCTCCTTGCCGCCGCCGTCTTCGCGCCCGCCGTCGAGCGCGATCATCCGCTGATTGGAGCGGGTCAGGTCGAGCAGCTCGAGCCGCTTCTGGATCAGCCCTTCGTTGTCCGACGCGAGCGCGTCCATAAGACCCGGCATCGAAAAGATGCCCTGCGCGAAGTCCTGCAACAGGTTGGCGATCGATCCCCAGCTCGACCCCACGTCGCGGATGATGTCGTAGCAGCGTTGAAGCACCGCGTCGCCCCAGCCCCAATTCTCGAGCCGCTGCCGGCGGTCGACCACCGCGCCGTCGAACCGCAGGATCCAGCTCTCGTGCACCTCGGGGAGGATTGACCAGGGGTGCGTCGGCGCGCCCGCCATGACGGGATCCAGCATGGTCGCGCCGAACGACATGATCGCCTGCCCCGAGATTCCGAAGGGCACCTGGGGCACGATGCGGTAGACCGCGGGCTGCCCGAACTTCGGCGAGAGCGGGTCGGAGTAGTAGGCGACCGTCTGCAACTCCCGCGCGGAGAACACGGTGAGGTGGTCGATCGTCCGGATGTCGCCGGGGTTGAGCGGCGCCGCCATTTGCTCGGGCGTCGGCGGGTTGTCACGATTGATCCCGAGCAGGATCCCCGCGCCCCCGTACCCGCGACGCCATTGCAGCGCCAGCTCGAACGCGGCGCGGGCGTCGAGGTCGTCGAGCCATTGGTCGCACGCCTCCCCCGCCTCCTTCTGATCTTGGATCCGGACCTCGATCCACTCCCGGCACATTTCGGCGGCGGGCTTGTCAACGATCCGCGCGGTGAGGAAATCGCTCCGGTACATGTCCCGGAGCACCTCAAAGGGGATCTTGGTGGTCGCCCCGATCGCTGTCGCCTCTCGCTTGTCGCGCGAGGTGCCCAAGCCGGTAAAGGCGTTCTGCCAGCCGTCGAGCCGGCGCGCGAACTGCGCGAGCCGCACGAGGTTGTCGGGATTGCTGGCCGCGGTCTTGAGAGCGGCAAGGGGGGCGGGGGTCGGGCTCATGTCGTCGAGGATACGATGCCCACCCGTTGACAGTCGAGCGCCGACGCGCTAGCCGACCTCGCACAGGCGCCGCACGCTCACCTGCAGGTTGTGCTCGTGCAGCTCGATCCCCAAGTAGCGCCGCCCCTCGAGCAGCGCGGCAACGCCGGTCGAGCCTGAGCCGTTGAAGGGGTCGAGCACCACGCCGCCCGGGTCGCAGATCCGCACGACCTGCCGCATGAGGTCGACGTCCTTCGCGGCGATATGCTCTTTGCGCGCGCCCTTCGAGCTGTGCCGCCACACGCCGGGAAGCGCGCCGACCTCGGGCCGCAGCGGCGCGGGGCCGTTCGTGCCCCACACGAGGAACTCGGCCTGTTGCCGGAAGCGGCCAAGGAACGGGCGCACGCCCTCGGTCTTGTCCCAGACGCCGATCCCGCGCCAGATCCACCCGCCCGCCTGGATCGCGTCGGTGACGCTGGGGAGCTGGCGCCAATCGGTGAAGACACAGATCGGCGCCGCGGGCTTGGCGATGCGCAGGCACTCGGAGAGCCACAGCGCGCACCACACGGCGAAGCTGCGCTGGTCGCGGTTGTCGCCGGAGAAGTCGGGGTGCGTCTTCTGAACGTCGGTGTTCACGTACTTGGCGGTCGTGTTGAGCATCCGATCGCCGCGGAACGCGCCGCCGGAGCTGTAGGGCGGATCGGTGATCACCGCGTCGACACACCCGCCGGGCAGGTCGCACAGGATCCCGAGCGCCTCGCCGCGGAAGAGCGCCGCGCGGTCGTCGTCGAAGTAGGGCGCGAGCACGCGCGGGGGCGGCAAAGGCTGCGGCGCCACCTCGCGCGGCTCGTCGAGGTCTTGGGGGTCGGGCACCAGCTCGAGGGCGGCGGACATGTCGAGCACCCTACAGGGTCGGCTGGTAAACAGTCAAGCGAGCGCGCGGGCGGTCTTGGAGCGCTTGAGGTCGGAAGGTGCCGCCGGTCGAGAGCTAACCGCCCAGCGCTTTCTTGAGCGTCTCGACCCGAAGCGCGGCCATCCCGAGCTTCGGGGCGAACCGCATGACGGCGTAGGCCATCATGTCGGGGAAGTCGTCGTTGGGGGCGTTGGGGAAGCTGGCGCACTCGGCAACCGCGCGGGTGCGCCACTCCGCGTTCAGGGGCAGCCACACGTTGCCCGCCTCGACGAACGGCGACGCCGCGGCGATGCGCGCCTCCTTGCCGCCCTGAGGGTTGACGGGGATGATCCCGGGGATCTTGCTCCGAAGCACGTCGATCACCGCGCTCCCGTTCGCTTTGTCCTCGATCAGCTTCGCGCCCACGCGCGGCCACTTGCGGCAAAGCCCCTGGAACGCCTCGACGGTCGCGACGAACCCCGCCCGATCCCAGAAGAGATCGAGCAGGTACATGTCGGGCCCGAGCCGGCCCCAGATCCCGATCGCCACCTTGTCGGCGTCGTCGGTCTTTTTGAAGGTCGCGTCCATGACGGCGATCAGCTCGTGCCACTTCACCGCGCGCGGGTCGGCGGTGAGCGTGCGCACCTCGAACTGCGCCTCGAACTGCCCCGCGGCGTGCTCGGGCTCGCCGGGCGCGCGCCACACGCGCCGGAACCAAGCGCTCTTGAGCTGCCCGCCGCCCTCAGGCACCGGGCTCTGCCTGTGCTGCGCGGCGTAGGCGAACGTCCCCAGGTCGACGCGCGCCTCGTCGAGCACCTTGCGCGAGAACTTCGCGGGGAAGAGCAGCTCGCCGGCCGCCTTGCGCGGGTCGCGCCAGCCGATCGAGGTCGCGCCCCGGGCGCAGCTCTCGCACTTGCAGACGCCGCCCGGCTCGAACTCGCTGGGCAGGCAAAGGTGATCCCACCCGCTCTTGCCGAGCACGTGCCCCGCGAGGTCCGCCTCGTGAAGGCGCTGCATGATGATCACCTTCGACCCCGTGGCGAGGTCGTTGGCGCGGCTGCTCATGGTCTCATCCCACCACGTGAGCACGTTTTTCCGCGCCGCCTCGCTGTGGGCGTCCTGCGCTTTCAGCGGGTCGTCGACGACGATCGTGTCGCCGCGAAACCCCGTGCCCTGCCCCTTCACCGCCAGCGCCTTGCGCTCGCCCAGCGCGGTGTTGGCGTAGTAGCCGACTTGGTTGTGGTCGTCAACGAGCGCCCACGGCGTGAGCTTGCCCATGCGCGCGAGCGTGGCGCGCAGCCCGCCATACCACGCCGACTCGATCAGCGTGCGGCACTTGCGCGCGTCGCGGAGTACCAGCTCGTCGGCGTAGCTCGCGAACAGCGAGCGCCACGACGGGGTGCGAAGCCACGACCACGCCGGCCACAAGACCGAGACGAGCATTGACTTCGCGTGCCCGGGCGGGACGTTGATCAAGAGCCGGCGGATCTTCCCTTCGGTGACGGCTTGCAGATGGTCGCAGATCGCCTGCATGTGCCAGCCCCACACGAGCGGCGCCGGGTCGACCTCTTCCCAGGCTCGAGCTGCGAAGTAGCTGAACGAGCGCCGGGTGCGCTCGGCGCGCACCTGCTCGAGCGCCTGTGCCGCGTCCACCTCGGCAATGCGAAGCCCGGGCACCGCGCTACCCGCGCCCCAGGCAGCGGCCACACAAGCCCACGCCCGGGTCGGCCGACGGCGTGACCTGCACCAGCCGGCCGTCGCGGATCACCTCGTGCTCGACGCCGCAGCCCGCGCACTTGAGCTTGGGCGGCGGGCCGATCAGGGCGAGCGCGTCGAGCTGGGGCGGCCCGTCGACGCCCGGCTGCAGCTCGACCTCGTGCACCTCGGCGCCGAGTGCTCGCGCGAGGTCGGCGAAGAGCTTCCTTGACGCATCGTCAGGCGAGTTGACGATCAGGAGCTTGATCCCGTGCAGGGGCTTGTCGGTCACAGCTTCCCCTCGCGTTCGAGCTGTCGGAGCCGCGCTTTCTTGTGGCGCTTCTCGCGTCGACGCTCGCGCTTGCGTCGTTGTCGATCCTCCGCTACGGCGGCGGGGGCGGCGCTGTAGCAGCGCCGCCGCTCAGCGGGCGGGGCAGAAGAACAGAGCGCGGCAAGCGCGAGCAGCCCGTGCGCGTTCACTCGTCGCCCTCGGCTTCCTCGTCGAGCACTTCGCCCTCGACGACCTCGCCGGCCGCGGGGAGCTGCGGCGCACCGCGCTCGAGCAGCGCCTCGAGCTGCGCGAGCTGGGCGTCGTCGTAGCGGTCCACGTCGACCGCGCGCGCCGTCGGGATGGGGCCGCCGTCGGGCCCGCTGACCTCGACGGCGAGCGCCGGCCGCCCGAAGCCCGAGTCGCGCAGCATCTTCGCCGCCTCGAGCCGCTCGCGCATGGTGGGGCCGCAGCGCACGATCTCGGCGCGCGTCTCGGCGCCGTCGCGCACGGTCGCGAGCGCGTCGACTTCCGCGGTGCCGTCGAGCACCGCGCACAGGAAGTCGACGAGCTTCTCGCCGTTGCGACCGAGCCGAGCGCGGATCAACGCCTGGAAGCCCGGCGGCCGCCCCTTGGGGTTCGCGGTCGGGCCGCCCGGGCGCCAACGACCAAGCGCGTCCCGATCCGTGCGCTCGGCACGTGTTGAGGGCGCGATCACAGGATCGCGTGGCATTCGGACTGCGACCATGCGAGCGAGCCTAACCTGCTCGTCGAGGGGGCGTCAAGCTCTGAACGGTGTTCGGCAACGAACGGCCGGCGGGCGCCCGAAAGTGGTTCAACCACTTGAAAGGTCTGGAACCCTACCCCCAATTCTCATGTGACTGATCTATTATTTATACTTCATACTTGATCTGTTTTTCGAGTTTTCGAGGTAAAAGGGATCCCTCTTCACCCCTGTTTTTGTCCGGATCGGGCTTGGATCGGCACTTGTTCGCCCGTTCGCAATGTGTTAGAGACAACCAAACCCTAACAGAAAGGTTCGACACATGCTAAATGTAAAGCTCACCGACGAGGATTTGATCCGCAAGCTGGGCGCTCTTGCCGTCGCCGAGCGGGGGTCGGTGCACGCCATCGCCGAGCGCTACCTGCGGCAGGCGCTCGAAGCCGTGCCCATGCCAGCCAAGGCGCCCCCAGCGTTCCCGGCGACCATGACCCGCCCGCGCGCCGTCGACCGCAACGCCGACACCGTGTTGGGGCTGCTGCTCGACCAGCCGAGCCTCACCGTGCGGCAGGTCGAGCAGACGACGGGTTGGAGCCGGCCGACGGTGATCGCCGTGCTCCGGCACATGCTCGACGAGGGGCTGCTGGCGCGCACGCCGATCGCCACGGGCGGCGCGCCCGCCTTCGCCTATCACCTGCCCCCGACGGTGAGCCGGTGAGCAACGCCCTCGACAGGATCCGCGCCGCCCTCGAACACCTGCCCGCCGCCGGGCTCGACGCCGCGGCGGCGATCCTGCCCCTCGTGCCGGTGCTCGTTGCCGAGGTCGAGCAGCTCGAGACGCAGGTGCGGGCGCTCACCGCCGAGCGCGGCAAGCGTAAGGGCATCCCTTGCCGGTGCGAGACCTGCGGCCGCGCCTTCACCGTCTACCCGAGCGAGCTGGCGAGCGGCAAGAAGACGGGGCGCTTCTGCCGGCGCGCGTGTGTCCGCCGCGGGCAAGAGGCAAAAGTACTTCCCTCGCCCTCAGTAAAATCAGGCACTTAAACAGATCGTCAGTCGTGGCGCTTTTTTCTGCCCGTAAGACTTGACAACCCGCTAGACGCTTGTTAGATTGTGACCATGAACGCAGCGCGAACCGAGAGCGAGACCATGAACGAGACCAAGGGCAGCGACGTGGCGCAGACGATCCTCGAGCAGCTCGGCGGGAACCGGTTCGCGGCGATGATCGGCGTCAGGCACGCTCTCGCCCGCCCCGACGGCGTGGGGATCCGCTTCTCGGCGAAGGCGGCCGACAAGATCAACCACATCGAGATCGACCTCGACGCCGGCAGCGACACCTACTCGCTGCACTTCTGGCACATCCCCCGCGCCGTCACCGCCACCCCGCGCGAGATCGTCGCCGAGCACGGGGTGCACGCGGCCGACTTGAAGCGCCTGATCGAGGCGCACACCGGGCTCGCCCTCAGCCTGTAGCAGCTCAACCCTCCCGGGGCCCGGCTGCTCGGGCCCCTTTCCCCCAGGAGTCCACCGTGAAGATCCCTGTTGAGTACAAGCCCGAGACATGCATTTCCGACGACGTGAGCCGCCGCAAGGCGCTCCGCACCGCCGAGGTAGAGGTCGAGCCCGACGGCAGCGGGCGGATCGTCGCCGTCGACGGGTACACCCTCGTCGCTCTGCCCGTCAACGTGCTCGAAGACTACCCGAAGCCGTCGGGCCCGGTCTGCGCCGAAGCGTTGGAGCGGGCGCGCAAGCTCGCCAAGGCGCAGAAGCTCGCCGAAGCCGAGATCCTTCTTGCCGCAGACCACTACACCTTCGCCGACGGGTCGACGATGCCCCGCACGCTGCGTGGTGAGGGCGAGACGTTCCCCGCGTGGCGCGAGATCAGCACGCCGCAGAAGGGCGAGCCGGGCACCTTCGAGGTGGCTTTCGACCTCGCCCTGCTCGTGCAGATCGCCGAGGCGCTCGGGGACAAGAAGGGCAAGCTCGTCTTGACTGTGAAGCCCGACACCGAAGGGAAGACCGCGGGCGAGACGACGGGCCCGATCGCGGTGCGCCGCATCGGCGGGCAGTCGGGCGAGATCGCGATGCTCATGCCGGTGCACTTGACAACCCGCTAGGCGCTTGTTAGTATCCTCTCAGAACGCAGAACGAACCCGGGAGCCCACCATGTCGCAACAGTTCGGAAGCCTGACCAACCACCTCGACGCCGCGGGCGTGATCGGACAGCCGACCCCGACCGTCGGAATGGGCGCGACGATCCTTCACTGGAGCGACCGCGACCCCGCCACGATCGTCAAGGTGGAGAATCTCGGAAAGGCGATCCTCCTGACGGTGCAGGTCGACAAGTACGAGCGCACCGACGGCAATGGTATGAGCGAGTGCCAGAGCTACAAGTTCAGCCCGAACCCCGAGGGAGCCCTCTACACCTTCAAGCAAGCGAAGAACGGCCGCTGGCAGCAGGTCAGCCTCAACCCCGAGACCGGGCGCTGGAACGTCGCCAAGGGTCTGGGGCTGCGCATCGGCGAGCGCGATCGGTACTACGATTTCAGCTTCTAGACCGGAGCCCGAGACCATGCCCGCACCGATCATCCACTACCGCCTCGAAGCCTGCCAACCGTTCAACGCCTGCAACGGGCGCTTGAACGATGGTTTGCGGCTCACGACCGACCGCGCCGCCGTCACCTGCAAGCGCTGCGCGGCGAAGTACCCCGCGACCGTGCGCTGCCCGACCTGCGGCCGCACGGTTGCCCACGACGCCCTGCAGAGCTGCGTCGACGACCTGACCCGGTGCGAGGGTGAAGGCGGATGCCTCGAGCGGTGGGCGGCGCGCGAGCCGAGCCTCACCGGGCGGAAGGCGTCCGAGCCGAACCTACAAAATGTGCCGGTGCGCACCGCATTGGGACGACAGGTGCGCACCGCATTGGGACGACAGGTGCGCGAGCACGTGGCGCTCTCCCGGTCTCTCCAAGCCCCCGCCACGGTGCCGGGCGGCGATGCGATCCCCGGCGTGTGCGAGTCGTCGGTGGACGGGATCGGCGAGCCGGCGGATCTCCGCGCGGCGGGCGCGTGCACGGGCTGTGACGGAACCGGAGCGTCGCCCACCAATCCCGCGGGCCTTCGGTGGGCGTCCTGCGAGCGCTGCGACGGCACCGGCAAAGAGCCCGCCGTCGACCCGCTGGCGCAGGCGTGGAAGCCGGCGGCCCCGCCGAAGCCCGCGCGCTCCACCCCGCAGCCGGTGCGGCTCGAGTGCTCGGGCCTGCGGTGGCTGGCGTTCGACGCGGAGAGCGGCGCGCGGTTCTTTGGCGAGTGGGGCTCGCGCGCGGAAGCGATCCAGGCGATGGCGGATCGGTTCGGCGCGGTGAAGGTGATCGAAGAGCCCGCCCCCGACGCCGACCTGCGGTCGGTGCTCAACCTGTTGATCGAGGTCGAGCGCAAGCTCTCCGCCGCGCCCGAGGTCGTCGCGTTCTGGGGTGAGCACCTGCGGCGCGTCGACTTCCCCCTCGCCGCCCTCGACAAGGTGCGCGAGGCGATCAAGGTCGTCGACCGCACGGTGAACGGGTAGCTTGACAAGCGCTTAGCAGGTTGCTAGACTAGCCGCAGAAGTTGAACGAACCCGCGACCAAAAAGGAATCTCAAGACCATGTGCCACTTTCTTTCAGCAATCGTCCTTCGCAACGGGGATATTCTCTGCGACCCCGAACACACCGATTCGCACGAGGATTTGATCTCGGCGTTCGGTCTCGACGACAGCGGCAGGTCGGCGACGCGCGCCGCCGCTTTCGTGCGCGTCGAGTTCACGCCGCCGGAGATCCCACCCGACGCCAAGCCGGAAGAGCGCGCCGTGTTCGCCGATGTGGACAGGTGGACGCTGCGTCTCGACGAAGGGAGCGCTCCGGCATGGTGGGCCGATGCTGAGGCGGGGGTGCGAACCTCGTTGGCGGATCGGGTGCGGCACATGGTCGTCAGCGAAAAGCGAGCAACGGTGCTCGGCGGGTGCTGGATCGTCGCCAGCGGCGGCGTGATCAAGAAGCTTTCCCGCGGACGGATCGTCTCCATTCTTCCGGGCGCGAACCTGGGAGGCGCGAACCTGCGAAGCGCGGACCTGCGAAGCGCGGACC